TATGTCTATTAACCAATTCTTATATTTTTATCTACTAAATCTTCCAAATTAAAATTACTAATATTTTGTACATTTGTATCAGGGTCAGTTGGTAATCCTGAATAAGGATGTACATGTGTTTCTATAAAAGTTTTAACCAATTTCAAAAAGTCAATAAGTTTATCCCCATGAACCATTGGATGACTATTGGTATTTATTTCCAATTGAGCATCTTCAGTAATCATTTTTTCAGGGTCTGTCAATTGAAAATTGTTAGAACCTTTATGTGACAAAAGATTTATTTTTTCAGCAACAATATTTACAACACTCCCTGCAAATTGGTCAAATTCATTTTGGTCTTTTACAATTTCTTCCTTTTGAATGATTGTTTTAGAAAGAGGGAAATCTTTATCTAATTTTGAAAGTTCAGGGTCAACTGTAATAAGTTTCCATTTAGAATAAGTGTTTTGGTAATCTGAAATTTGTTCTTTAGCTGCAAGTAATAGTTGTTCCCTATTATCATAGGCTTGATTAAATTCCTCAACTAATGTATTGGTAGTAAAAGAAAATATTTTTATTTCTAATTGTTTATCTTCTCTAACGAATACATTTATGATATGTGTAGGAGGTGTAATTTTTTCAATAAATACCCTTTTTTTCTTAACTTCTTTTGAAGCATTGTTTAATCCATGTCTTATTTGAATATAAGCAGGGTCTTTTTTATTGAAAATTGTATTATCATTTTTTTCATGTTTACCTGCTCTCAAAAGAACTTCACCATCTCTCAAGAGAACATCAGTATTCTTTCTTCCAACAAGTCCTATATCTGTTTTTGTAGCATATGCGCCTTTTGCTGCAGGTATTTCAGATATAGCTTTACCTGCTTCTAAAGTACCATCAGATTCACGAGAAGATGCCGTTGTGTCATAAGGGTCATTTTCTATATTTTGTGGCTTGGAAATAGATGTTGTAAAATAATATCTTTTTTCCTTTTGAGCACTTTTTAAAGTATTATGGTATCTATCCATAATAACCATAACTCTTTCACCTAATTGAGGCACATAATGAAAATATGCAGGAGTTAAAGGGTAGCATTCAGGAAGATTATCTATAAAAGAATCTGATAAAGCAGTAGAAAAATTATTTTTCTTTTTACTACTAAGTGAAAATTTTTCAAAATCTGCTGATTTCGAATCTACTTCAGGAATATATACTTTTATTGTTCTTGATTCATATTTATCGGTTATGCTGACTACCTTCCCCCAATATGCAATTTTGGAGGTTAAGGGTACATCTGATAAATCATCGTATTTGTGCCTCATGATATTACTGATGTTCCTATACCTAAACCTGTAGTAACTCCTTGTACTACGACAGGGCCTAAAGGTGATGCACCTACTGCAGTGACAGGTATCCCTGCAGGGAGAACTACTGTGAATTTAGCGTTTTCTAATAAATGTTCAACTATTACTTCCATTCTTATTCTTTCCATTTTCTCTGAAACATTTTCTGCTCCTGAAGGTAAATTACCTATTGGAGCACCTGCTTCTTGTTGACGAATAATAACTTCCTTTGCCATATCTCTTGCAGACATTCCTGTTCGTGTAAATCCTCCTGTCAAGACTAAAGGTGCAGGGATAGGTAAAGCAGGTGTTTTACCTGATTTAATTACCCCCATTATTATTTCTATAATTTTATCGATTGAGATTTCTTCCATGTTATATAAAATTTGCTACTAATCCAATAATTTCATTATTTACTCCAAGTAAAGACTTAATAATACTTATCTGATTTTTAATTTTTTCTTTATTTTTTTCTATTGTCTCTTGAGTAACTAATTTAGTTAAATGTTTGATGAGAATTTTCATAAGAAATTTGATTACTATCGGTAACAAAACTTTTTTAACTAAATCTATAATTAGTTGTTTATTTTCTTTCAAAAATTCTCCAAATGTTTTGAATCCTATAGAATTATTTACTATTTTAAAATAGCTTACAATCATCATCATTACTTTAGGCGCAAAAAGTAAATTTGCAAGAGCTTTTACTATTCCTAATAGAAAATTGCCAAAGAAATTATTTTTTCCAAAATCCCTATTTTCTTCACTTATATTGTTTGTTGCTTGATTTGAGAGCGTATCAAATTTATTTGTAAGAATATCCTTTATCTCAATTAAAGTAGATGTTGCATTTAATTGGTCATTTAAATCAATTAAGTCATTTATATCTATAGAGCTTGAAACAAAATCACATTCTTTTAGAATTTTTTCCCCTGTAACTCTTTCTTCAACTTTTTCATTGAATAAATCAATTTCATCCTTTGTGAAATCAAAATAACTGTTATCTATTTCAGTAATTTCTGTGAAGTCAATAATTTTATCTATTAATATATCAAGTTCTACTTCTGCAGAAACAGTATTCTTGTTAAATTTTAATAGATTGGAAACTGAACCATATGTCATATCAAATACCTTATTTACAAAAGTTGGTAAATTAAATATAATAATTCCATCTAAAAAAGCATTGATAAAATCATTTACAGTTCTTCCGCTCCAAGAGGAATCTATCTTCACATTGAAGATATTTGTTTTCATTTTGCCATCTACAATTCCTTGTTGCTGATATGTAACAGTGATTAAGTTTTTCCAACTTCCAACGTTACCTTGTAATACATCATAAAGGTAAGCATTTAAGTCTTGAGAGATTGAACCATAAATTAGTTTACCTCCTATAGAATTAGGGTCTACTTTAAGAATGCTACAAAAGTCAACTTGTTTTACAGCTACATTAAATCCTGTACCTGTACCATCAACTAAAAAATCAGGAATAATTGCATCAACACTGCATGAAAATTTATTTTTTAAAATATTTTTTAATCCTAATTTAATATAACCTTCTGTTGCAACACTCTGATAAGTTAAAAATGTTACTAATTCTTTTTTAAATTCTTCTATTCCTATCAAAATATCAATTAAATCCTTTATAAATTTAACTGTTTTATTTTTTTTAGCAATTAAAGATTCTAATTTTTTATTTTTTTTTAATTTAGGAAATCCACTATTGATACTTTTTAAAGCAGCAATTTGATTTAAAACATCAAACTTTTTTTCAAATGTACCCATTATAGACTTAAATCGTAAGTATTATCTTGTTCCATGTCTTTTAAAATATTCTCACGAAGTTTAGCAATATCCTCTTGAGAAAGAGTTGGCATTTCATGCACTTCTTGTTCTTCTTTATCGCTATTGATTTTGCTTGTTCCGATTACTTTAGCATGGATTTGAATAAGTTTGATTTTTTTGTCAATAACATCATTGAGAACTTTTCGACTCTCATTGAAATATCTTGCCAATTCCAATTCATCTTGAAAGTCTTCAGGTTTTGATTTTGAAGCCCTTTCACTTATTTTTTCCAAGATAGCTTTCTTTTGTTCATCGCAATCACGATAAGCTTCACGCATTGCATCAAAAAGGCTGTCTACATCTAATTTTATATTTCTCTTTGCCATATATATTTTTTTATATAAATATTATGAATTCTTTTTTTTATTCAAATTTAAAGAAATATTCTGAATAGGTGTATCTTCGTTGCGATGGTTTCTTTTTAAACGTTCTTCCTTTTTCTGATAGTATAAGATTCTAAATCTTTTCAAATTATCTCTAATATCTTTAGTACTTAAATCAGTCATATTTCTAAGACATTCTAAAATTTGATTTTTATTATATTTTCTACCACCATCTTCAAAGAAAGATTCCCAATTTTTCATAACTTCAAGAATTGCCAATCCAACTCTTTCTTCATTTTTCTTCAGGAACTTTTCTTCCTTTGGAAGAGCTGTATTCATTGATATCAACTCTTCCAATATTTTAACAAATTCGTTGAAAAACTCTGAAGTAAAACTGTCTTCTTCATCTATCTGATATGAATATTTTTCATCTTCTTCAATGTTTACTAAAACCGCATCATAATTTTCTCTTTTGGTAATTTCATCTTGTTCTTTGATTCTTTTACCTAAAAGTCTATGTTTTATTATTGTACCATAATAAGAATATGCTTTTGTTCCTTGTGAAGGGTCAAATTTATCTATTTTGGTATGTAAAAAACTAAGTGTATCATTTAGCAATTCCTCAAAAGTCATTTCCTTGCTATATAAATTATATCGGTTGATGATACTCTCAACCATTTTATATAGCGGTTCTTTTAAGAATTCCTCATAAATCTTATTTTTTTCACTTTCATCAAATGAACTTAAATAAAGTAAAGTTGCTTCTTCTTGTTCTACATCAAAATATCTTTTATGTTTTCTTTTTCTACCTCTTTTGTTCATGGTAATTTATGGGTAAGATATTTCACGGTCATAATCAAAGAAGTATTCTTTCCTTGACATGTTGTACCAAAATTTCTTCTCCATTTCATCCATGTTTTTTTGCATATCATGAATTGAACCCGAAATACCGTTGAAATGTTTATATGTCATCTTAGGTATTACATATACCATTTTTCCGAAATTTAACAATCTCAATAGGAATTCAAAGTCTCCGAATTTAAGAATGGATGATTTCAATTTACCGACAGCTTCAAATGCAGATTTTTTGATTGTAAAACAATTTACATTAAAGTTATAAAAAGCTTTTTCTTTTGTTTTAGCTAAATCAAAATAACCGAATTTTTCCATAGTTCCTGCAGACCATACTGTTTCATTTGAAAAGCCAATAGGCTTATCTTCAAAATCTACTTCATATACTAAAGGAATAAAACAATCTATATTGGTATAAGCACTGATATACTTATTAATATTTTGAACATGATTCGGGAAAATCACATCATCAAATTGAACTACTGATAAATATTCAGTTTCGATTTTAGATGCAGCAAAATTCACTTGAGAGGCAAAATCAGTTTTTCCACTGTCATTAACTATTTGTTGATAGTCAAAATCTTTCAACAAAGACTCAAGTTCCTTATTAAATTTAGGGGCTACAACAGCCACTTTAAAATTTTTATCGTTTTGGTTTTTGATGGATTCTAAACATCCAATAAAATATTCCTTATTAGCTTTAGTGATTTCAAAAACAGGTATAATTAAAGTTGTATTATTCATTGATTGTTGATTTTATTTCTTCTAATTTTTGGATTCTATTTTTCAAAAGAGTTTCAAATGTTTCAACTGTAGCTTTTACAAAATTTTCTTTTGAATATTTTGCTGCAGTTTGTGCCATAATGTCATAGGCTTTGTTATCCAAAGTATCTACAAACCACTCATCCATATATTGAGCAATATAATCAACCATTGTTGTATAATTCGATACCCAAATACCATTATCTGTTTCAGCATTAATCCATTCAGGAATCATATCAGGAACTTTACCGATAACAGGCACACCTGATTTCATACATTCAAGAGGGAATGTTCCAAAAGAAGAAATCTCATCTACCCAAATAGCCAAACAACATTCTCTCAAATTGCTTGCAAATTCACTTCTATCCATATTAGAGGTTACTACAAATGGAATACTGAGGATAAGTCAAATAAAATTCTTTTTGAATCTTTTCTCCTCTTGATTTATCTCTTGTGAATAAGAAGATTTTAGGATTTTGTGGTTTATCACTTGGTTTGAAATCATCATGAATATAAGGATTGATTACACTTATATCCATATTTCTCATGAACCTTTCAATACGTTCTTTTTGGACTTCTGAAGTGGTAATTACAGTATTGATACCAAATTGTGACCATCTGATACCTGCATTCAGATTATAGAAGATTAAATCCTGTACCTGAGAAATAACCACAACTTCCCAAGGGAGTTTAATATTGTTCTCACGCATATCAGCATAGAATGATTGAACCCATGCTTCAGGTAAGAATAAAAAGTCAGATGGTTTTACAAGGATTTTCTCAAAAGGAGTATGAGGTAATTTATCATAGTTATTACCCATCCACATTGGGGTCATATATTCCTTATCGTGGAGAATATAGGCATTGTAGCCCTTTTCTCTGAGAACTGCTACCATATCATAGATATAGGCAACAGCACCGCTTGTATTACCTTTAGTGTTGGGCACATAAAAATAATATGAACCTTGATTTTCTTTCAGTTGATTTATAAAATCTTCAAAAGTTAATTTTTGATTTTCCATTTATTTATTTAAATTTTGTGTTGATTTTTTTGGTTCTTTAGAAATTTTTGCTTTCTTAGGGGTATTTGCAGGTTCGTTTTTCATCGCAAATTAGCTTTAAAGTGATTGTAAATTTCTTTTAAAGATTCAAAAGAAAATATTTTAGTTCCTTCGATATCTTTGTTTTGTTCAGTAATAACTTTCAAACAAACTTTATTATCAGGTTTTGTCTTTATAATATATGGGTCTGCTGTAATAATTAAATCATAAAGCTCCCATATCTTAGAATAATCATAAAGAAATTTAATATTATTTCCTTTGAATTGATTTTGTGCAAGGAAAAGTAGTGTAGCTGATTTGCTATTTTCTCTTTCTTGGCTTACAATTGTGATTGTATTATTATTTCTTGATAGGAAGTTATATAGAAGGTCTAAATCCAACATGACTTGAGGATAAGTCAATGGAGTTCTTGAGAAAATTTCAAATGATTGCTCATGGTATAGGAAATTTTCAAAATCTTCTTCATTTTGGAACATATGAAGCTTAGAAATATTCATAGGGTCATTTGATTCCTTTATATCAATTAAAGACCTTTCTACATTTAAATCAAGTTCTGTTGTAACAAAATTTTCTGAAGTATTGAGACTATTTTCAGTTAAATCATAAACTTTAAGAGGAGTTAATTCTATTTCTGCTTTTTCTTCAAGAGAAACAAGTGTTTCTTCGTTTACAGCGTCAATATTGATAATTTCTTTTTTCCTTTTAGAAAGTTCCTCTTGGTCAGCCCCACTGAGTTCATCATAAAATTCTTTTGAAACTGTTTGATTGATTTCTCTTACATACATTTCGTATGCATCTTCCACTGTATTATAATGGCTTCTAACAACTTCATTTAGAGTAATACCTATTCTCATTATTAGTTTTATTAATAATATAGTTGAGAATGATAAAAAATAAAAAAGCGAAAAATACTGTGTTTTGTATTTTTCGCAATGTATTAAGTTATTATTAGGATATTTAAAAAATTATTTTTCATGAAGCCAACATACTTCACTAAAGGAAAGATTTTTACCTTTAAAAAATTCATCTACAGCTTTTTCTACGCCAACATGCCCATTTCCGTAATCGTGTCCTGCAATAATCCCCCCCTTTTTTAATTTTGGATACCAAGATTTTATATCTGAAATTACATTATTATAATCATGTGCAGCATCTATAAAAATAAAATCTAAAGTTTCATTTTTATATAATTTACATGCTTCTATTGACTTCATTCTAATAGGATTAATAATATTTTTTACAGGTTCTATATTATTTAAAAATGTTTCCCATAATTGATAAGGTCTTTTGGGATGAGATTCTTCTTTTTTTACTTCCAACCAATCATCAACACAATCAAATTTTATATTTTTCTCAGAATTTATGATTTCTACTGCCATAAACGCAGCACTTCTTCCTTTCCAAGTACCTACTTCTACAAAATGACTTCCTGATGGGAATTTTTCAACCATATTTTTATATAAATTGGGATATGTAAACCAATTTTCTCCTAAATTTTGATAAAAGTGTTTCATTAATATTTTTTTTATTTAAGTTTATTTATGTTTTATGTGATATGTCGGTGTTGAATTAAATTTGCCTACTATTTTATATGGTATTTTTGCTAATATGTTTTTTATTTCAAAATCGTTTGCTTCTATAACTATATCACATTTTGTTTTTAGAATCGTTGGAATAAAACTATTAAAAACAGTATTAGACATTTTTTCGCAATCTATTTTTAATAATTTTAAATCATGAGTATCTAAATTTTCAGGAGTAATAGATTCAATTCCTTCATTAGATTCAATCATATCACACATCCCCATATTTTCAGGAATTATATCATATTTATATTTTTTTAATTTATCACTTAATACTTTATTAAGAGGTGTTACATTTTTTAAATTATTTTCATTTATGTTTTCAATTAATAATTTAAAATTTTCAGATACAGGTTCAATTGCTATAACTCTATCTGCACAAAACATCGAAAAAAAACATGTATGGTTTCCTACATTTGCTCCAACATCAATGAATAATCCTCCTTTAATATTATCTTTTATATGGTTTAACAACCTCTGTTCATAAAAAACTTTATCTTTATTGATACATTTACCTATATGGTCATTATGATGATTAATTATTACAGATTTATTATTATAACTAAAAATTGTTTTCATTATTATTTTTTTTAATATGTTTTATCTAAATTCCATTTTTGTTTTTCTACTAAGTATTTTAAAAAGTCTGACTTTTTATTTATCAATCCTCTAAATTGGTCTTTTCCATCATCTACAAGTGTTAATGGAACATCTATAGATTGTAATTTCCAATGTAGCTTATGTTGAGCATAAAAAGATATCCATAAATCTTCAATAAATAAATATTCTTCAGGAAAATTAAATAAATCATCGAATTTAAATATTTCTGAATCGAGAACCATTCCACATGTACCGCAATAATTAATATTAGTATTGTTTGGCATTATTTTTCTTCTATTCCAATAATCAGTTTTACTTACTATTTTATAACAGTGTCTTGATTTAATAGTGTGAGGTTCATAATTTTTTACCATAATTTCCACAAAATTTTCTTGAGGGAATTGGTCATCATCAAAAAATATTACAGTTTTATATTCATTTTGATATTTTTTTGCTGCATAAAATCTTCCGATACCACCAATATTTTTTTCAGATTTAATTACATCAATATCTAATTTATATTTAGATATAATATTCTCAACTTCTTTTTTTTGTTCACTGTTATCCCATATTACTAATTTAAAATTTTTATAAGTTTGATTTGATAAACATGTTAATATTTTGTCTAAATTATTAACTCTTTTCCAAATACACATTATTATTACTACCTTTTCCATTATTTTTTTAAATTTATAGTTTTTAAATGTTGTTTTTTTCTTAATTCAGTGTTCATTATTGAATCTTTATATCCTAAATGATTTACGTATGATTCTAATGGTGTATGAGTTTTAAAATTATATTTATTTAACCTTCTACTTACTTGTTCCCATACGCCACTTCCTAAAAATTCATTTTTATGCCATCTACTTTTAGGAATTTCTTTCATATAATATCCTATTTTATCAAAAACTATTTTAGGGTAGGCAGTTCCTCCATCAACCCAATCTTTCAACCCCCATCTTGGTTGAGATTCCATTTTTTCATTTAAATAATTTTGATTTACTGCTAATTTAAAAATAGTTTCATCTGAATGTTGTTTTAAATTACCCATTAATGAATTTAAAAAATCATCTATGGGGTCATGGTCATCATCTAATTGTAATAGATATTGATAATTATATCTTTTAACTTCTTGTAATAATTTATTAATACTTTCCCAATATTTTTTTTTGCCATTATTTTGAGGATTATGCAAAATTTTTATATTTTCAAATTCTGAAAATAGTAATTTAAAATTTTCAATATCATTTCCATCGTTCAAAAGAATTATTTTAAAAGTATATTCTGTATCTTGTGAATATATTTTTTGT